ACCTTTACGCCAACATCATTCTCAAGTATGACGTTCGCCGCTGGAGACCTGCTTGTACGTGATGTGTGGTGGCATGACACCAGCGGTGCTGATGACAACCCAGTCATCTATGAGTCCAACTCTGCGGCGCAAGGCGTAGTCAGCGATGTCGTCACGACTTCAGTATTTATCCCGGCAGGCACGCAGACCAATAAAGATATCGTGATGCGCGGACTCATCAACCAATTGGTGAGCAAAGACGTAGTGATGCGTGGTCTGGTGAACCAACTGACGGTCAAAGATATCACCATGCGCGCCAATGTTGGAACGCCGCCAGTTCTGAAAGATATCACAGTACGTGGCAGGATCAGCCAGCAAATTCAGAAGGATATCGCGCTCAGAGGCCATGTAAGCCAGCAGACCATTAAAGATATCCTTATGCGTGGCAAGCCAGCAGATACGCATACAAAAGACATAGCGTTGCGTGGTCGTGTCTCTACTGGCGTCGTCAAAGATGTGATATTGCGCGGTCACGTTTCCAGCGGCAATGTGGCGAAAGATGTGATATTGCGTGGCCGTGTGAGTCAATTGGCGACAGGCCGTGATATCGTGATGCGCGGCAAGATCAGCGGTCCTCGCATCGCATCGGGCGGCTTCACGTTGTTTGCTAATGGGACTGGGACGGTTAGCTTCTCCAGCGCATTCAGAGCTACCCAGTATCCAGATCCAGCTTTGAGCCTTGCACCTGTGCTTGATCGGCTCGGCAGTTCTTCGGCGTCCTGGAACGCTGTCACGCCAGCAGGTACGACCGCAGGCATAAAGACCAGCACAGACGGCATCAATTTCACGACCGCGACCAACGGCGCAAGCATTCCTGGTCTCACGGGCCAACCAGATCCTATCATCGATATCTTTGACGGCGACGGTACTGCTACCTATACCAATACCTGTAAGAGCGGCGGTAGTGTTGCAACGGTGACTTTGGACACGGCGAATAAGCGCCTGACGCTCTCAGGTGGTAGTGGCGCACTCTATCTCAATAGTTCGGTCAACGATGATGACATAGATATCATCTGCGACATGGACCGGTCGGACGCAGGCGGCCCGGCATGGCGTGTAGTGGATAACCAGAACTACTATGAGCTTGGCTGCTATGATGACTCTGCCAGTGGTGGCTTCACCAACCAACTCAGGTTGTATAAGGTGCTGGCCGGGACACGCACGCTACTCGGCACCGCTAGCTCGGTAACGTGGTATCGCTCAACGCCTGGCACGTCGCCATATAAAAGAATTCGTGTGACGATGCTGGCCGGGACCATCACGGTCTATTTCGATGGTGCCCAGATGCAGACATACACCGATGCGTCACCGCTGGCAGCTGGCAAGGTCGGACTGCGTAACGACGCCGGGACATCGCGCTATTATCAGCTGAGAGTGCAGCAGTTTGGCGACTACGTTTCTGGCACGCCTGCTGGAGATATCGTGACAGGCAAGTTCATCTACACCGAGCAAGACTTGGCAACCACTGATCCATCAACAGGTCCACAAGTCTTGGACGTGACGACCAGTGCGCGCTCACCAAAAATTGCGACAGGCGCGCTTATCCCGGCGCTGCACGATCCAACAAGGCCATTCGCCGAATACTTCAACAAAGAGATGGACACAATTGCTCAGGCCAGCGGTGATGTCCATTGGAATGTAGACAAAGTTGGCGAATTGTCTCTGAACGAACGCGACGCTACGCCTGCGCCATTCTGCATCCATAGCTCAGACTTGTTGTTTACGCCGAATGTTCAACCAACTAACGCCAGTGACTTATACAGAAACCAGATGATTATCACCAATACCATCGGGATAACTGATGTGGTGCATGAGGAGAAGGTGTCAGACGGCAGCGCGACCAGTTGGAACATGGCCTATCCTTTGTACTCAGCGCCGGAGATCGTCGTTGGTGGTGTGGTCAAAACCGTTGGTGTCCAGGGCACCGATACCGGACGGGATTTCTACTGGCAGGCCGGGAGTCCATCCATCGGTCAGGATGAGAGCGCTGACAAGTTGCCCGCTGGCTACATCTTAGAGTTCGACTATATCGGCCAGTATCCCGATCAGGTCACTCGAAATAACCTGCCTGAGCAAGCAGCGCAAGCGGCGAAGGACCGCGCAAACGGGAGACCTAACGCAAGCGGTATCGTCTGTGTCATTGAAGATGGGAAAGGCATGCTCAGCAGCAACGCTATCGTCTATGCAGATGGCAAGCTGGCCCGGCACAACAAGAACGATACGGTAGAGATAATAGCAACCACCGAGCGGCCAGGTCTGGTAACAGGGATGGTCGCACCGCACTTCATTGATGAGCATCACTTGCAGAATAGGCAACTCTTGATAACGAAAGTTACCAGAACCGGTTATATGCAGAGCGATGGCACAACGACGTATCGGTACGCTTACACAGCTACCGATGGACCGAATATGAGCAACTGGAGTGAGTCCCTGTTTGGATAGAAAGCGAGGCGAGTATGGACAAAGACCAGGAGATCAGCATTCAACACTCTGGCGATCTGCCTCGCGTGGTCGAGTCGCGGCTCACAAAGATAGAGATACAAACCGAGACTATCTCGGTTGAATTGCGTCATTTGAGCGAAGAACAACGGCGGCTTGGCGGAATTATCAACCAGTTGTCTGATGTGATAACGGCGCTCGGCAAGCAGCAGATCACGGCGGAGGCCACGCTGCACGCAGTTATTGATAGGACAGACCTGCATGCGAAAGAAATAGAAAATATACAAAAGGAGAGCGTAGATGTGGGAAAGGTGCTTGAAAATTTGAAGTCACGAGTCCAACTCATTATGACCGTTGGCTCGATGGTTGGCGGTGTGGTGGTGACGTATGTATTATCCCAGATTCTAGGAAAGTAGGCTTATGAACATTCTTTCATTGAACGATGTCCCGCTTATTCTGGTCCTGGTGCTAGGTGTGGCGATACCAACACTTACTAAGCACTTTGGACTCATTATCAGACTGCGCAACAAGGATAACGAGCGGATGGTCAACGCCATCATTGATACGCTCGTCTATCTCTTTGCCTGTGTTGCCGCTGGTATCCTCTATCATCTCATTTACGGTGAGAGCTTTGTCACCATGTTTTTGAGAGCGGTTATCATTATCGGTTTTTTCACGTGGTATCTCCACTCCAGGCTTGAGACGATGCGTATCTTGCAGATCCAGCAGCAGGCCAGCCAATGATCGAGCTTTTTCAAGACGTTCTCATTCTATCTATCATTGTCACTTTACTTATCTATCGAGAAGCGAAGAAAGGACTATAGTATGTTGTCACTACGTAAGCATGTAGGATTGTATGTGCTGTTTGCTATTCTGTTAAGTTTGTTCGTTGGTTTGTTGGCTGTGCAGCCAGTCCACGCCGCGCCTGCTGTGAGCGGTCCTGTGGCGAAGGTGTGGCACTTCGCTGAAGGCCGTGTTGGAAGCGGCTTTCGCACCTTCTTCACTGTTGCCAACCCTTCATCAACGGTCTGCGCAGTCAAAATTGAGTACGATTACGTGATGGATGGCAACACATCAGGCAACGTCAAGACCGTTACTTTCACAGTGCCAGCCAATACGCGCCATACACAGAATGCCAATGGCGACGTGCCAGGACCATCAACGCTCTCTGCTATCGTCTCGGTGGACAGCGGAGCAACGCCAACATGCAGCGGTGTGGTTGCAGAGCGGCCAATGTACGCCAACAACTTTCACTCAGTCAATTCAGGTACAAATGTCCTGGGAGCCACCACGCTCAACACCACATGGTACTTCGCTGATGTGCCAACGCACACCGCTGGTACAAGCTTTCTAGCGGTGCTGAACCCGGGCGACGTGTCCGCCAATGTCACTGCTCGCTACTACGCCGGTGGTGTCCAAGTTGGCGGCGATGAAACGCTCACTGTTGGGCCACATGCGCGCGGCACCTTTCAACCAAACAACAATGTCAATTTGCCTGCTCATGTGAGCGCCGTTCTCACGTCTGACCGCAATATCCTGGTCGAGCGGCCAGCATACTTTGTGAATGAGTACGGCGTCAGCGGTAGCGCCAATGTGACCGGCATTTCAGCACTTGCAGATGACTGGTACTTCGCCGAAGGCAACACTGCCAGTGGTAAGCAGGAAAACTTGAGCATCGCGAACTTTGGCGATGCTGATACGACCGTTGTGGTTACGCTCAAGTCGCTTACTGGCGTCCCTCATCAATATCCTGTGCTGGTGAAGGCGCATGACCTGACCATCTGGAACGTCAACGCGAACAACAACTACAGCGGTGCAACGTCTGAAGTCGCTGCTACGGTCCATAACGATACCGCAACTATCGCAGTCCAACGCCAGATGTACACGACCTATGCAGGCCAGAATGGTAGTCAGGGATGGCAGGCACAAGGTGTGACTGATACCGTCGGTGCAACTTCGCCTCATACCGCCTACTCGTTTGCCGAGGGCTTCACGTCGGTCAACTTCAATGAGTATCTGCTGCTACAGAACCCGAGCGATGGCACTGAGACCATCAACATCACGCTCGTAAACATGCTCGGCCATTCTTACACTGCAACCGTCAACGTGCCAGGCCAGAGTCGCGACACCATCAATATCACGCAGATGGTTGCTGAACATCTAGCGGCAACTGGTGAAGGCTCCAGCGCCTACGCAGTTTCGATGTCTGTGCAGTCTGATAGTCAGTTCGTTGCTGAGCGCACGATGGAATGGAACGCGTTCGGCACACAAGGCGCTAATAGCGTCGTTGGATATGCCGGATAGAAAGAGAGCGAACTATGATCAGCAACATACAGAGACGCTACGGACAGCGCCGCGATCCACATGATGACCGCGACAGGACGTATAAGCTCACCGCAAGAGTTGTTTATCCAACCAACGTGGATAACCGCGCAAAGTGTGCGCCTATCCGCGATCAGTTAGATGTAGGTGCCTGCACAGGCTTTGCTGGTAGCGAGGCGCTGGCCTACGACCGCAATGTACAGAACTTGCCAGCCTATGTGTACAGTCCGCTCGACCTATACTACTGGACACGGCAACGTGAGCGTTTGCCGTGGGAGCCAGACGGTGACAACGGCGCGACTATTCGAGGTACTATCAAAACAGCCATTAAGCGCGGTGTCTGCTCAGAGAAGCTATGGCCGTATGTGACATCTAACGTGTTAGTGCAACCGCCTGCTGAGTGCGATGCAGAAGCACTACTGCACAAAGGACTGGTGTATGAGCGTGTGCCGCAAGATGTGAACCATATCAGGTCAGTCTTCGTCTCAGATGCGCCGCTGGTGTTCGGTATCAACGTCTACACGTCGTTTGAGTCGAACGCGGTTGCACGAACTGGCAAGGTTCCGATGCCAAATACAAAGAAAGAGCAATTTCTCGGTGGTCATGCGCTCATGGCGTGTGGATATCTGGGAGACAGTCTGATTGTCCAGAATTCTTGGTCCGATGAATGGGGAGATCACGGCTTCTGCTATATCCCTCTCGACTACGTACTTTCACGCAAGCTCGCTAACGACCTATGGACTATCAGGACGGTGCAATAGCCATGAGCGAGAAGCTAACTTATATCACGCTGGTTGATAAGCCTATCCATCAACTCTTGCCGGGAGAAGTCACTTTGGAAAAGGATATCCAGGTGTGGTATATCGGATGTCCCGGCGAGCAGTGCGGCGCTGGCAATCTGGCAGGACATACGGTGAACTACGACGAGCAGGCGAAGATGCTCACCGTGTCGCCTTCAATTCTCTGCTTGAGGTGTGGCGCTCACTACTTTGTCGAGCGCAACCAGATAAGGTGGTGCTAGATGATAGACGCTACCTGGATACCATCACCGTTCTGCTGGCCGGGACGTGAAGGCCAACGCGCTCGCTACGTCATCATCCACGGTACAGCAGGCGGCTCGTCTGCTGAGAACATTGCGTTGTGGTTTCAAAGCCCTGATGCTCAAGCTTGCGCTCACTATGTCGTTGGCCGGGACGGCGCGATCTGCCAATGTGTGCGAGAAGCTGACTCGGCCTGGGCAAATGGTATCATCTCAGGACCGGCTGGGAAGTCTGGAGATGGCATTCACCACGATAGCTGGTGGGACTCAGGCATCAATGCAAACCTGCTCACCATCAGCATTGAGTTAGTCAAACCGAGCAAAGACAACAGCGACACTATCACCGCGCCACAACAGGCCAGTTGCTTCGCATTGGTGCGCGATATCTGCCAGCGCAACGGCATACCAATGCGGCCAGCTGATAGCGTTGGCGGGATAACTGGTCATTTCAGTATGGACCCGGTGAATAGGTCGCGTTGTCCCGGACCGTTTGCCTGGGACGCGCTCTGGTCCTATCTCGGTCAGGAAGGAGATGAAGACATGCCATTGCAGCTTACCGATCCACTGGCAAAGGCATTCTTTGAGGATGCTGGCGGTCGCGGTTGGCACTGTACGAAGACAGGCTACTACATCGGCGGCGCGATCCTGGACTTCTACCGGCAAATTCAAGGCGCGCCACGCTTGCCGATCAGCAATGAGATCAAGGATGTTGCCGGTCATCCAGAAATTGCGTACCAGATCTTTGAGGCCGGGATGCTCGTGTTCGATCCGAACCACGTCATTGATGCACCGCCCGGCTTCGGTCGTGTATTCATGGTCAAATTCGGCGATGCGCTGGTACAGAACAGGCTCGTTGTCCCAGTGGTAACGCCACTCAAGAACCAGCTTGCGCAGGCGCTCGCTCAGGTCAAAATGCTGCAAACGCAATTGATAGCTACTCAGGACAGCACACCGCTGCTGAGTGACTATAAAGACAAGTTATCCAAAATTCATGACTTATCAGACATTCAGGAGGACTTCGTAAAATGAGCAACATTTTCTCGGATGCTGCTGCTGGTATCCCACTCACTCCAGCACAGCGCGCGGCCCTGAAGCTGCTGCAAGGCTTTCTCTTAACCGCTTTGACCTCTGGTATCATTGCAGCAGGCCAGTACATCACCACGTCTGGCACCATCAACTATGGTCAGATGGCTATCGTGGTTGGCTCTCAGGTCGGTCTCTCATTCGTCCTGGCTCTGGCGAAATACCTGAGCGCACAGAGCGATACAGCGCCACTCGGCGGCAGTATAGAGGCGCTGGTGGATGCCATTGAAAAGCGCCTGGACCAGAAATATGTGGTGACATCCATCC